TGGCGTGAATAGTTTCTTTACATACACCTTCTTTCCATTTTGCTCCACATACGTGCGCCCCATTATGTCCCGGAACACTTTCCGACCTTTGGAATTAACTTTGTCAAGGGATGTCGCGTTTGGAGCAGGTTCCTTCTTTGAAACAGGAGCTGGGGGTGGAGTGCGTTCCTTCAATGAAATTGGCACAGTTGCCTTCGAGTATGGACTTGGACTTGGGGTTCGTTCCTTCTTTGAAACAGGAGCTGGCGATCTTTTAGATACAGGAGTAGGACTTCTGGCAGATTTGGCACTTGCATAACTAGAGGGAGATTCTTCATCTACTTCATCTGCCCAGTATTTACCATCACGAGGTTTCCACGGAGTTTTCTTCTTCACTGGTGTAACTCTGATTTCTCCACTCTCAAGGCTATTTGTTGGACTCATTTTTACATCTTTGATGGCTATGCCCCACTTGTCAGAACGCAGTTGTGGCAGCTTTGCTCTGTCATCTGCTGGGATCTGATTCCACAGAGTCTGGAGAACTTTGTAATCTGGGTTGTACCAGGGGAAACTACGCTGCTTGATGATTCTGTTAGAATAATCCACCAGAGTTTGCTTGCCATTGATTTGTTTCTCCGTCCATATCTCAGCAAATGACCTGTTTGACCCCTCTGACACCATGTCAGATACATCCTTGCCAATTTGAGCAGGGAAGTTGTCTGGCATTCTTATCGCAAAGCCAAAGTCAATCAATTTTGCCCTCCCTGTAGAAGAATCTATCATAATGTTTTCGCGGTGCAAATCGCCGTGTACATAACCCGCAAGCCATAGAGAACACACAATTTGCTCCACATTCACATAAAGTCTTGCCATATATGATTTGTTTGGCAACATGGTTAAGAACTTAGCAAGGCTGACTGTCCCGGCCGGGTCCATCACGGTTATCGCAGTGTGCTGTGCTAATTTCCCCCCTTTGATAATATAACTCAAGTAGAACTTTGGAACATTATCTGATATGCATGCTGGTTTTGTAGCACCAGGGACTCTGGCACATGAGGGCGTGTCGGTGAGATTCTTGTGAACTGTGTTTTCACGGATTGCTTCGGATATGAAGTGCCCGTCGTTCATCCGTCCTTGCTGCCTCACTTCTTTGATGATGACTATCGAGCCAACTTTGGGAAACTCATAGAACACCTTGCCACCGCCGTATTGCATGCCTTCTTTCAACTTGGCAATGAGTGGCAAAGTGACCTTTGCCACGTACACCTTGCCATTGACCCCACCTCCAATGCGTTTTCCGTACTTTGAGACTACAAACGTCATATTATCTCTTGTTGTCTTTGTCTTTCTTGCAAAATCCTCGCCAGGAATTGGCAGGTTCTCTCTCGGGCTGAGACGTCCCTTTGGCAAAGTATGACTCTCTGGACCACCAGCCAATTTTGGTGACATCTTATATGGGGACGTCTTTACAGGATGCGTCTTCATTTATCTTATCCCAATATATTTATTCATATCGACACTCTTAATATATAAATGAACTGAAAATGTGATATACAAATGACAATTTGCAAACACCCAGAGTGCAGGAAACAAGGATTGTACAACACCAAAGGTCTCAAACCCAGATGGTGTAAAGCGCACAAGACTGATGAGATGGTAAATGTCAAGAACAAGAAGTGCCCGTGCGGAACTATACCAAGTTTCAATCTCCCAGGAGAAATCATGGGAATTTGTTGCAAGGAATGCAAGACGTCTGAGATGATAAATGTCAAGGACAAGTTATGTCCGTGCGGAACGCGACCAAGTTTCAATTTTCCTAGAGAAACTGTTGGAATTTGTTGCGTTGAGTGCAAGATGTCCGAGATGGTAAATGTTGTCAACAAGAAATGTCCATGCGGAAATCGACCAAGTTTCAATTTCCCAGGAGAAACCGTGGGGATTTGTTGCAAGGAGTGCAAGACTGATGAGATGGTAAATGTAGTGAGCAAGAAGTGTCCGTGCGGAAAGATACCAAGTTTCAATCTTCCTGGAGAAACCGTGGGGATTTGTTGCGTTGAGTGCAAGACTCCTGAGATGGTAAATGTCAAGGACAAGTTATGTCCGTGCGGAACGCAACCAAGTTTCAATCTCCCAGGAGAAACCGTGGGGATTTGTTGTGCTGAGTGCAAGACGTCTGAGATGGTAAATGTTGTGAGCAAGCTATGTCCATGCGGAACGCGACCAAATTTTAATTTTCCTGGAGAAACCATGGGAATTTATTGCGTTGAGTGCAAGACTCCTGAGATGGTAAATGTTGCTAGCAAGAAATGTTCATGTGGAAAGCAACCAAGTTTCAATTTCCCAGGAGAAACCGTGGGGATTTGTTGCGCTGAGTGTAAGACGCCAGGGATGGTAAATGTCATCGGCAAGAGATGCCCTGGATACAATGGTGTAGAGTGTCCAGGTAATTATCATCTTGCATCAGCATGTCAGTATTGTCTGTCATGTGACCCCGATGACTCTCGGCGCGAAACGCGCAAGAAGTATGAAAACGCATTCTTCAAGCACATTGCTGGAAGGATTGATGTAAAACGCAGGGAATTCATCGTTAAATACGACACCAATGAGACGGCCAAGAAATTTGCGCGTCTGGATGGCATTGTGTTTGGCGATGGTATCACCGTGTGTCTTGAGGTCGATGAAAACGGCCACGAAAGGTATGCTTGTGATGAGTCTCGAATGCATATGGTGTCCGCTGAACTTCTCAAACAATACCCACATACAGATGTGTGTTGGGTCCGCGTGAATCCCACCACAAAACACAAGAACCCTTGGGGTGTCGCTGCCAAACGAGTTCGTGCTGAACGATTTGATGCTGTTATCAAAGCCGTGAACGATGTTTTGAAGAATAAGACAACTGATATTATTTACATAGGTTTTGATGTTTAGGCACGAAAGCACTTCATGATAGACTTAATCACTTTGCGCTTGATGCTTGGTTGTGAACTCGCGGTGTCTTCTAGATCATTGTTGCCAGACGTGATAATTGCATCAGCAGGATGATAATTCGATACAGCTGCAAGAAATTCTTCAACTTCATAAGAGTCCGACCGATAAAGTGTGAGCGGAGCAGATGGCTTCTTTGGCGCATTGGGAACCATGGTGTCAATGGAGTGGAAGCAGAGAGGAGTGTTCATATTTTAAGTAAGTGATTTATCTTATTTGTTGGCATTTTATATATACTTTGTCAAACCTGGGTCAAATGACAAGTATATCGACATAATTAACTTAAAATAATCTGATATGTGTGTATCATATAGTTATTATGGCTTCTCTCTTTGTGGTCACCCAAATTACAAACACCAAAAACATGGCAGGCATTCCTCATAACCACGCAATTGCTAACATTGACGGAGCCGCCATCTTTGGGTTCAGAAAGCTTCCTCTTGCAGCAAAATTTGCAAAGGCAATAGATCATCGCATTACTACAAACGCTGAGTATGTTTTCTGCGAAGACCTTGTAGAGCCCTTTTCCAACTTGGCAAGGGGTCAGGTTCTCAGTTTCAAGTATCCCTATGCAATCACCAGGGATGTCAGGTTTGACAACGTAATCATCGGTCGTGTAAAAGAGAGCGAACTAGTGGCTTATTGTTCTGCTCTGCAAGTTTCCACCGTGATGCTAAACGAAACATCTGATAGTCTGTATGTAGAGGACATTCTCAGCCCTGCCCGTTCCTTGCAGTATAGCGCAGGGTTTCTTGACTATCTCTACCACATTGAGGAAAGTGACTGATATATCGACACGTTATTTATAAGAAAACCATGATTTCTGATTTTGATGACCTTGAATAATTAAATATCATGTAAACTTAAACAAAACATGGTGGTAGAACTCACTAAACAGAAATCAGGGCCAAAGAAATTCAAGGCAGTGTTCTTGGATGACAAGACAAAGAAAAAAGTGAAAACGGTTTACTTCGGACAATTTGGCGCAAGCGATTACACAATTCACAAAGATCCCGCACGCATGAAGAGATATGTAATCAGACATCAGAAAAGAGAAGACTGGACGAGAGCCGGAAAGTACACACCAGGGTTCTGGAGCAAACACTTGCTATGGAGCAAACCTTCTTTCACAGATGCTTTGAAGTTGACGCAGTCTAAAGTCGGAGAGAGAATTGTATATAAAAAATAAAAAAAACATATTATCTAATCTTAACAAACGTATAATGAGTTATTTCCTGACTCCGTGGGCAAGTCATTTTGATGAGTTAAATGCTTCTGGAAACATTATTACAGAACAATATTTCATAGGAAATGGAGCTTTCCTAACTGGAGCAACTTTTACTCCACCAGCAGTTTCATCATCTGACATCCGAGGCAACGTTATTGGATCATACGCCAATGTGACCAACATCATCGCAACTGCTGGCAACATCGCAAATGTCCGCTTTGCTGCAGATGGCAACGTAACAGCCTCGTACTTCTTTGGCAACGGTTCCCAGCTGACCGGCGTCACATCAACTCTCCCATCCGTTGCAAACATCGACATCCGAGGCAACGTTATTGGAT